CTTTTCACCGCAAAACGAATCGATCAGTTATGACTAAGCCAAAAAAAGGCTCAAAAAAGCATTTAACGGTCGTTACAGGACACGATCAGGACGAATCGGTTTTGGAACCCGTAAGGTCGGGGCTAATAGGCTCTACGACCCCTAGAATCCGCTCTAAGCCCGTAGATTTACCGTCAAAAGGCCAAGAGCTGATCGATTTTGCCGATTCCATTGGCGTAGAGCTTCTTCCGTGGCAAAAATGGCTAGCGATCGAAGCTCATCGAATCAAGCCGGACGGTCGATTCTTCCATTCCCAAGTATGCGTCACCGTAGCTCGTCAATCGGGCAAGACTACTTTCCAAAAGATCCGGGCGCTTATGGGGATCTACCATTGGGGCGAGTCGTTACAGATCGGCACGGCGCACCGGCTTACCACTTCGCTAGAGACTTTCCGAGACATAGTTTCGCTCGTCGAAAATAACGATTCGTTACGAAAACAAACTAAGCGCGTTAGATGGGCGCACGGCTCCGAGGAGATAGAGCTACTTAATGGAAATCGCTATATGGTAAAAGCCGGCGGCGCGGCCGCACGCGGTATCGCCAAGCCCGAAACTATCTTTATGGACGAAGTTAGAGAGATGAAAGATTTAGAGTCTTTCGCGTCGCTTCGATATACGATGATGGCGGCTAAGAATCCGCAAGTTTTCGCGCTCAGTAACGCCGGCGATCAACATTCGGTCGTCCTTAATCAATTCCGGGAGCGCGGCTTAATATCGGCCGCTGGTGGAAATGACGATATAGGGTATTTCGAGTGGAGCGCACCGACCGAAGATATACAGGATCCGCAAAACTGGGTCGCCGCTAATCCGGCGCTTGGTTACACCATTCACGAAGATAATATCCGCGCCGTTCTAAATGATCCGCCGGATGTGGTACGAACCGAAGTCTTGTGCCGATGGGTTAATACAATTTCAAGCGCTATTCCGTCGGATAAATGGTCGGAGTGTCAGAGCGAAGCAATCGAGATCAATCCGGAAGCGCCGACGTGGCTCGGCTTGGACTTTTCGCCGGATCGTCGCCAAGCGTCGCTCGTTATGGCGCAAACAATGGGCGAGGATAAATTCTTCGTAAAATTGATTCACACTTGGAGCAACCCGGTAGCTTTAGACGACCGCGCCGTCGCTAATGACGTCGCAACCTACGCCCGAAAATACTTTACGCAAATGGTGGCATATTCTCGCCGGACGGCGGCGGCCGCAGGAGCGAGACTAGCACCGGCAGGGATTCCCGTCGATGATATAGACGGCGGAAGATACGCACAAGCGTGCGACGAGCTTCTCGGATCTGTAACCTCGGGTCGTCTCGTTCACTTCAACCAAGCCGACTTCACTAATCAAGTGTTATCGGCGTCGAGATTAAGAATTGGCGATAGCGGCTGGGTAATTGGACGACGTGCGAGCGCTTCCAATGTGACGGCTTGCGTGGCCGCGGCTCTCGTAACCCATTACGCGACACGCCCAAGCGCGGAAGGTGACATCATCGTAATTTAGTGCTAAAAGCGCGAGAGAATTCGGGCTATGGCATTAAAAGACTTCTTCATCGGAGCGCCGCGAATTGAAGCGGCACCAACTCCGAAGCCCGTCGATGTTGCGGCGGCAGATTTAGCAAGTCTTAACACGCTCGACGCTTTATCGGCTTACTTAATCTCGCCGACTACGGCTACACGATCCGAAGCGATGGCCGTTCCTGTAATAGCTCGCGGCAGGAATATAATCTGCTCATCTATTGCGTCTATTCCTCTCGAATTGCGCGACGACGCTACCGGAGCGCGATTACAAGCTCCACGCGTTATCCGTCAGCCGGACTTACGCGTCCCGGCTTCTAGCGTGTGGAGCTTCATCGTCGAGGACTTACTTTTCTATGGTTACGCGTATTTACAAGTAACCGAGCTTTACGCAGACACCGGAAGAATTCGCAATACTCAACGCGTCGCACCGTATCGAGTCTCGATTCAGACTAACAGCGACGCAACAGAGATCACTGGGTATCTAGTCGATGGCTACCCGATACCGAATTCCGGTATTGGATCGCTTGCCGTTTTCTATGGTTTAGATGAAGGTTTATTAAATCGAGCTGGTCGCACAATCAAAGCCGCTTTCGCACTAGAGCGCGCCGCAACTCTTTACGCCCAAGAGCCGTTCCCGACGATGATCCTAAAATCTAATGGAACTTCATTACCGGCCGACAGAATTCGCCAATTACTCGACGCGTGGAAATCAGCTCGACAGACTCGCGCGACGGCTTTCTTAAATGCCGACGTAACTATGGAAGCGGTCGGCTTCGATCCTGCTAAATTACAATTAAAAGAAGCTCGCGAACAAGTCGCCACCGAACTAAGTAGGGCGCTAGGACTTCCGGCGTATTTCGTGGACGCAGAAACCGGATCGAGTATGACTTACTCTAATGCTTCACTCGCGAGACAAACGCTTTTCGATTTCAGCTTGCGCGGAATTGCGACAGCGATCGAACAAAGATTAAGCCAACCCGATTTCACGCCGTATGGTCAGACGGTACGTTTCGCGCTTGATGATTTCCTACGCGGTAACGCATTAGAGCGCGCGCAAGTTTACGAAATACTAAATCGAATTGGCGCGATGAGCGTCGATGAAATCAGAGCAGACGAGGACTTACTACAATGAAAATTAGCGTACCTCTAACACTAACCGCCGCCGATACAGAGTCACGCACTATTAGCGGTCGCATAGTAACTTGGAATGAAGAAGGAAACACTAGCGCCGGTCGAACAGTATTTAATCCTGGCTCTATTTCGGCTAAGAATGTAAAACTTTTACTCGAACACGATCGGACGAGACCGATAGGCCGAGTCGTCGAGATGACTACGCACGATCTAGGAATGGACGCTAAATTCGCTATCGCTCCGACCCAAGCTGGATCCGATAGCTTGGTCGAAGCCGCTTCCGGACTTCGTGACGGCTTTAGCGTAGGAATCGACTTAGTTAAATTTGATTCGGCCGGTGGAGTGCTGGTCGTAGAGATGGGAGATCTTGTGGAAGTTAGTCTCGTAACAGATCCGGCCATAAATAGCGCTCGCGTTAGCGACGTGGCCGCAAGTGAAGAAGAAAACATTTCCGACTCAACCGAGCCGGAATCCACCGAAATAAAAGGAGATGAAGTGGAAAACACCGTAACAGACGAAGCCGCTTCCGCCGAAACGGTCGAAGCCGCTAAGTCTCTACACGCCGCAGACGCACCGCGTCCGGCTTTCTTTACAACTCCGAGAATCGATCCGTCACCATTGACGTATCTCTCGAACTCAATTAAAGCGGCTCGCGGCGATCATGACGCGATCCAATACCTACGCGCGGCAGATTCAACAGATAACGCCGGCCTAATTCCGACACCACAGGGAACTACCCTAATTAACGGAATCGCTAACGCAGAGCGCGGCTTCATTGACGCCGTATCTCGTGAAGCTCTAGTCTCAACCGGACTTAGCTTCGAGCTTCCAAAGCTCACAGTAGCTCCGACCGTAGCTCAGACAAACGAAGGCGCGGCGCCAAGCGATACCGGAATGGAAAGCGAATACCTATCCGTCTCGGTTAAGAAATTCGCCGGACAACAGACCTACACTTGGGAGCTGGCAGACAGAAGCTCGCCCGAGTGGTTATCGGCGCTTCTTACCCAAATGGAATTCGCCTACGCTAAGGCGACCGACGCTTACGTTAAGGCCACAGCTTCAAGCGGCGCCGGATCAGCGACAAGCGTTCCAACAGATGACGCGACCGGCTATTTTAGCTATTTCGCTAATGGTGCGGCTAACGTTTACGCGAACTCTCTAGGGTACGCGCAAAATCTCGTCGCTTCTTCCGCACAATGGGCTAAGTTGATGGCGATGGTCGATGATTCAGGTCGTCCACTATTTATCGCTAACAACCCAAGCAACGCCGGCGGCGCTCTAAGCGCTCAGAGCTTGCGCGGTAACGTCGCAGGTCTAAATTTTCACGTTTCCCGTTCAATGACAGGAACCGGCGACGGATCAATGGCGATTATCAATCCGCAGGCTATTACATGGTACGAGTCTCCAAGACTACGACTATCTACTAACGTCATCGCCACCGGAGAAATCACCACTTCTCTTTATGGTTATGGAGCCTGCGCCGTCAAAATTGCCGGCGGAATCACTTTCAACGATAACGCGTAGTTAATATCGGGCGGCGCGCTCCCGTGTCGCCCGTCTAAAGTAAAGGAGACGAGCTAATGCCGGTAATAGTCACAGCGACACAGCTTCGCAACGTGCTAGGCGTTAGCTCGTCCCTATATTCAGACGCAGACCTAGAACAGATAATAGATTCGGCCGAAGCTGTAATCTTGCCAATGCTTACCGCGTACAGCGCGGCGATAGCACAATACGAATTAGTAGATAACGAATTACACTTTTACACAGTTAGACCGCACCGCTTCGTCGTAGGTCAAAGCGTCGTCATCGCTGGAATCTCCGGAGCTATTAACGGGACTTATTCAGTAACAGATACTAAATTTTCAGCGTATATCTTTTCCGTGGCTAAGGTCGCGGCCGATATAACGTTACGCCCGGTTATACCTACCGCGAGCGCGACTTTATCCGGGTCATCGGCCGCCGATCTTTACGCTAACGTCCCGGCTATTGAAACGGCGGTAATTGCGACAAGTGTAGAGATATTCCAAAATAAAACGTCGGCCGGAAATGCGATCGATGGCGTAGATTTCCAAGTGACGCCGTATCGAATGGGACGACAACTCGTTCAGCGCATAAGCTCGCTTCTTTTGCCATACGTCGAAATCGAGACGATGATTCAATGACGATCCAAGCCGACATCAGAGAGCCGCTTAAAGACGCACTATCCGGCGTCGCGGCTAATGTTTACGATCACGTCCCGGAGTCAGTTATCGCGCCATTCTGCGCTATCACTTACAGCTCTCCAATGATGGAGCCGAATTTAATTAATCAGGCCGTCGTAAAAGTAAAACTAAACTTTTTAATTCAAGCGGCCGTCGCTATGCTCTCTAATCCGGCGGCGCTTGATAACTTGGAACAACTAATAATCGGAATTCTCGGCGCTATGCCGTCGGGATATATCGTCGAGAGCGTCAGCGCTCCGGCGATTATTTCAGTAGGGGCGAGCGACTTACTATCGGCTTCGATAGCGGTCTCCACCTATTATCAAGAGACAGAATAGGAGAAAAGATGGCAACGGTAATCACCGGGCGCGACGTGAGCTTCACCATCGACGGAGACTCATACAGCGCACAAACTACTAGCGCAACACTTAGCAATGAACACACCGTCGAGACCTACCAAACATTATCGGGACGCGCGTATGCGGCGATTGATGATCAATGGACTTTTGACGTCGAAATGCTCGCAGATTGGGGAGCCGCAAGCTCTCTAAATGAGGCTATGTGGACAGCGTGCGAAAGCGCACCGAATACGACTCTTGAAGTGGTCTTAACCGCCGCAACCGGAGCGACTTTTACTTTCGACGTTTATCCGGTATTCCCAAGCGTAGGCGGTACAGCACCGGACGCGCAGACGGTAACGATGAGCTTCGTAGTAGATGGTAAGCCGACCGAATCATTCGCCTAAAAATAACTAGACGGGAGCTTAAGAGATGAGAATGTCAATTACGATCGAATACAATTCCGGCGTGACCGAGACTTACGTCGCGGCTCCGCCGGAATGGAAATTATGGGA